TGTGCATACCTCGTATACAAACTCCTATGCTTAAAAGATCCCGCAAGATACTTTGGTAAACCACCCGGTGATGCTATTGATATTATCAATGTCGCGGTAAACGCTCAACAGGCAAAGAATGTATTCTTTAAAGGATTTAAGAATAAGATTGCTCGTTCCCCTTGGTTTGCAGGCAAGTATGATGCAAAGGCTGATAGCATTGAGTTTGACAGAGCAATAACCGTATACTCTGGTCACTCTGAAAGAGAGGGCCATGAAGGACTCAATCTTATCTTGGCAATCCTTGATGAGATTTCTGGTTTTGCTCAAGACTCTGCATCTGGAAACGAAAATGCAAAGACTGGTGATGCTATCTATAAAGCATTCCGTGCTTCTGTTGATTCAAGATTTCCAGACTTTGGAAAAGTAATCCTGCTCTCATTCCCCCGATATCCAGGAGATTTTATCTCTAAGCGATATGACGAGGTAGTTGCTGAAAAAGATGTTGAACATAAGTCCCATACATTTGTTATTAATGAAGAACTGCCACATGATTCACTAGATAATCAGTTTACTGTTGAGTGGACAGAGGATCATATAATATCCTATAAGTATCCAGGCATTTACGCCATTAAGCGTCCAACATGGGATGCAAACCCAACAAGAAGAATTGAAGACTTTAAGATTGCATTCATGACTGATAACGCAGACGCTATGCAACGCTTTGCATGTATGCCATCATTCTCATCAGATGCATTCTTTAAGGATAAGAGTGTTCTTGAAAGAGCAATGTCTCTGCATAACCCCATAGATCAGTTCAAGCGGGTAGAACCAGTATGGCAGCCTCAAGAGGGTGTTCGATACTATGTTCATGCTGACCTTGCCCAGAAGCACGACAAGTGTGCTGTTGCTATTGCTCATGTGGATAAGTGGGTTCAAGTAAGAACATTCAACGACTATACACAGATTCATCCATTTATTATTGTAGATGCAATTGTTTGGTGGGAGCCAAGAAAAGAAGGTCCAGTCAACCTATCAGAAGTAAAGGATTGGATTGTTGATCTGCGTAGGCAAGGATTTAGCCTAGGTCTTGTTACGTTTGACAGATGGCAATCATTTGACATTCAACAAGAACTACAATCTGTAGGAATTAAAACAGATACTCTTTCTGTAGGAAAGAAACACTATGAAGATCTTGCAATGCTCTATTACGAGAACCGTGTAGTGATGCCTCACATAGACATTCTCTTACAAGAAATGAGCGAGTTAAGAATTGTAAGTGACAAGAAGGTCGATCACCCCAGAAAAGGCTCTAAGGATCTCTCAGATGCCGTTACAGGGGCGGTATACAATGCAATAGCGCACAGCCCTCGTAATGCTAATCAAGAGATTGAAATTCATGACTGGAAATCAATAAATAAAAAACATGTTACAGATGCTAATGAAGACAATAAACGGTGGGAACCAAAGGAAATGCCAGACGACATTGCTGATTTCCTTGACTCATTTAATATGCTGTAGTATAATTTTCATATCAGAAAGGTAACAATATGGTTATATCATTTCTAATTGCTACGTTAATAATATTTTTATTAAACTTATTCATAACTCTGCTTTCTATTTCAAATCAGTACGGAGATGATCAAGAAGGCGTTGAGGTCTTTAGGGTAATAACATTAGGAGCAGTCTTAGTAATGATTACTTGGAATATAGTCGCCATAGTGTATATATAAATCAAGCGTCACGGCTGGCTGGTGGTCAGATGGTGTCTTATATACATCCTAGAGTTGGGTTCAATCCCCAAGTGACGTACAATTGTTATATAATTATACAAAGGAGTTGATAAAATGCCAATGTTATATTTACTAATGATTATTCCGTGGGCATTGACAGTAGTACTGTTATCCTATATAATTGTAAAGAATAATAACAGAGATTTAGAAGAAGGTTATGATGATCTTAACATTGAAGATGAAGGTGATCATAAAATAATTCGTGCTGCAATATACGACAGTAAAGCATTCTGGGTTGATGAAAATATATTCTACGAATCAGAAGTTATTAGAGAGCCAGACTGGTCTACAGCAAGACCAATCGACACAATGAAATTGTCAGAGAAATCTTTAAGCAATCTATTAAAGATTCTTGATGATCTAAAAGAAAATGAAAAGGAAGAGCGATGAATGTGGCAGTGCAAGGAACAAAAAACTTTATTGAATACAATGTGTTTATGCGTGCGATGGGGGTAGCCCTATCATCTATTGCTGATGATGATGAATTTAATGTATATACTGTTGGTCCAGCACAAGTAAACTCCTTCACTTCAGAGTTCTGCAATATGTCAGAAGGAGGGCTGATGAGAAGAGGAATCAAGACAAGATTCTTTAAAGTTCCATCATCCTATATTGAAAAGAACGCCAAAACATTCGACTACTTTGCCTTTCTTTCTTCCCCAAATGAGCGACCTTCAAGTCTGGTCACATACATGGAACTTATGGGAGTAGAAACTGGCATCTTTAGATATTAGGATGTGAACATGCTCTCAAGAAGAGATACTGCATACCTTAGTGTTGCCAGATACTGTGCAGCAAAGTCAGTTGCTAGGAATACTCATGGAGCCGTTGTTGTTAAGGGCGGTAGAGTTCTAGGAATTGGATGGAATAAGAATAGAAATAACCCCACAAAGGTTTCTCCAGAACATATTAAGACTGAATGTTCATACCATGCAGAAGAAGTTGCAATTCGGGAAGCAGGGAAAGATAACGTTCGTGGGGCTATAATCTATGTGGCAAGAATAAGTAAAAATGGTAGTGATAGAGATAGCAAGCCGTGTTCAAATTGCGCTGCTCTTATTGAGCAGGTAGGAATTAAGCGAGTTATCTTTACATCTCAATAGGAGAATATAATGATTGTAACTAATTTAGAGCAAATGGAAACCATTGTTTCATCACGAAAAGATTTGTCTTGGGATGGTTGGAACGTAGTAAAGCATAGCACTAGCAGCAACGCTATGTATTCAGTTGATGGAGAGTTTAAAGGTGGTAAGTGGATGAAGAAGAAAGTATTTCCTCTTACAGAGACTGGATGGAATATTTCAATCGTAGCAGGGAAACATGATGCACAGTTGGAAAAGTGATGCCAAATGCTTAGGAAAAGATACAAATCTATTCTTTGATAAGTATGAAGAAGATAAGGTTATAGCAAAAAAGGTAGACGCCTTTTGCCAATCATGCAAAATGAACAGGATGTGTTTTTCTACTGGATTCTCTGGTAAAGAGTGGGGGGTGTGGGGTGGAGTTTATCTAAAAGATGGTAAAATAGATAAAGAACAAAACTCCCATAAGACTAGAGAAGATTGGTCTAACACTTGGGAGTCATTAACTACGGAGATAAATTAATGTATACACCAGAGGTTGGAATGGCTATCAGAGCAGTTAAAATTCCAGTAGACATGTCTGTTGACATTGTTGATTATGGAAAATACCTTGGCATTAGATTTTACGAAAGCGAGTGGCAGCATATTAGTGAATATGAAAGAACTAAAATGGCTGCCTATTTTGAATTAATTAGAAGGATCATTAAGAGTAAGGGTCTTGAGTCAACTCTAGATCCTATTTACGATAAACCCGGAATTCAGGTATTGTCATGAGTATATTTATTTCAATTGCTGGATACCGTGATACGGAGTTACCTAAAACAATTAAAAGTTTATACAATAACGCTGACAAACCTGAAGAACTTTATTTTGGAATTGTATCTCAAGATCTTAAAAATAAACATCCAGACGTTAGTTGGCTTGGAGATCAGGCAAAAATATATGAGATGCACGCTAGAGATGCAAAGGGTGCAGGCTATGCAAGAAAAATTGCGATGGAGTTGTATGAAGAAGAGGATTACTTTCTTCAAACTGATTCTCATATGCGATTTATTAAGGGTTGGGACACTAAATTAAAAGATATGCTTTTAGAATCTCAAAAGTTATCTAAAAATAAAAAGGTAATCCTCAGTCAGTTCCCTGCACCCTACACCATCCACTCAGATGGTAGGGATTATTATGAAAAAGGAGATCCAGACTTTTGGGATGATGTGTCTTGGACAAGTGTGGTTAATACTTGGACTGGTGTTTGGGCTGGCAATAGAGAAGTCATGGAAGATAAAACAAAGCCCATGAAGTCTCACACTGTTCTTGCTGGGCTACTCTTTACTATTGGAGACTTTGTAAAAGAAATTCCATACGATGAAAGAATATGCTTTATGGGTGAAGAGTTGTGTATTGCAATGAGAGCCTACACTAGAGGTTGGGACATATATGCACCTAACGAAATGGTGTGTTGGCACTTCTATAAGCGTGAGAATAGACCAAAGGTATGGAATGATAATACTGGTGTTCGTTCTTGGACAGACATTGAAATGAAATCTCAAAAAGTTCAGAGAGATGTTATTCTAGGTATTGAGCAAGGTGTTTATGGAATAGGCGACTACGACAAGTATGTTGAATATCAAGAAATGATTGGAATAAACTTTGCTGATTTTTATACAAACAGCATAGACCGTAAAGTTAATTTAGGATTGCTTACTCAAGAAACTATTTTTGATGAAGAATTTAATATGATCGAAATATCAATAACTGGGTACTGTAACTCTGGTCTTCATGAAGAATGTTTTGCAAAAGATAACTGTCATTGTATTTGTCACGAAGGAGAAAAAAATGTCTGAGAATAACGATAGACTAATTAGTAACATGAACGCTGCATCTAGTAATATCAGAAAGATTATTGCTGGCAAAGGCGGGGACGGAGCAGAAAAAAAGTATGGTCAGGCATACCAAGAACTGGTAAAGGTTGGACTAAAACCACAACTGCGTAAGAGATATAGATGAATCAAGATGTCATCATTCCTTGGAGGAACGTAGGAGAGCCTTGGAGAAAGAAACATTTTAATTTTCTCTTGGACTACTACTCCAAAAACTTTAATATAATTATTGGAAACAATGAGGGTGAGTTTAATAGGTCTGCGGCAAGAAATAGAGGAGTTGCAGAAAGCACCAGTTCCGTTTCTGTAATCATTGATGCTGACAATTATATCCCTATTAATCAAATACTAGATGCAGTTAGGGCGGCAGAAAGAAAAGACATATTAGTAAAACCATTCTCTTCATTTGGATACTTAACTGAAGAATCCACAAACTTGTTTTATGAATACTATTATAATCAGTATATGGACTTCAGTCCCACATACATAGAACCCCCACAAAAAGATTTTACTGGAGGAGCCTATGTTATGAAGAAATCTCTTTGGCAGGATCTTGGGGGAATGGACGAAGGTTTTGTTGGATGGGGTGCAGAAGATGATGCATTTCATTTATTATGCAAGAACAAAGAAATAGCAATAAAGTATATACCTGGGATTGATCATCACCTTTATCATCCTGCATTCAGAATAACGTCTGAGTTTAACTATAATAAATTAATGAAGGAGTATGTACATGGGAACAAGTCATCCAGAAAGTAGACCTTGGGTACTAGATAAAATTATTAAGAATGATATTAAATCAATCATTGATATTGGTGCTGGGTCAGGAACATATTATGATGCACTAAAACAAACAAGATACAAGGGCACCATTGATGCTGTAGAAGTTTGGGAACCATATGCTATTGAGTTTAATTTAAAGAAAAAGTATAAGAAACTTTGGATAGAAGATGTCAGAACCTTTGATCGCTTTCATCATGACCTAGCCATCTTTGGAGATGTGTTAGAGCACATGACAGTAGACGAAGCACTTGATGTTTGGAATAGGGCATCAAAGTACTGTGCGTTTGCAGTTATCTCTATACCAATTATTGAGTATCATCAACACGCTATAAATGGCAACCCATATGAGGAGCACATTAAAGAGGATTGGACTCATCAAGAGGTTCTTGACACGTTCCCCCACATCATTGATTCTTGGCAGGGTGAAGTTGTTGGAGCATATTGGGCAAAGTTTAGATAAAAGGAATAAATTATGTATGTTGCAAAATTTAGTAGAGATTCAATCTTCTGGATAGTAACTATATTTGAAAAACGTTGGTCTGAATCAATGCTATCAAATGAATTAATTGAAATAAACAGAAAAGTATTTATACTACATTCCAGTGGATATCGTTGGATCAACTCAGAAATTTCTAGAATTCTATTCGATCAACATAAATTAGAGATAGTAAATGGATAGAATGATAGAATAGTATGTATGGTAGCCATAAGTGATATATATGAAGACTCAGACACATATGTTTGCATAACCCATAAGCAGTTAATGCCATGCATTCAAGAAGGTAATCATCTAGTATCAAATTGGGTTTCAGATGTACAAAAAATCTTAAAAATAATGGAGAAAACATGAGTTGGATTAAAAGAGAATCAGGAAATAGCGTGAGTAATCAAAACACCAATACCACTAATAAGGTCGCTAGTAACTCTAATAGTTGGAAGTTAGTGGCTGGTGGAGAAGCCCTAAGAAATCAAGTAAACAATCGCTGGCCCAATAGGGACAAGCGTAGCGATGGAACTAAGGGTGATTCTGCCCATGCAACTAGAATCAGTGATCATAATCCAGATAGCAAGGGCGTAGTTCATGCATTGGATATTGATGAGGATCTGAAGGGATCTAAGAATGACAACGTATGGTTTTCAGATCAACTAATTGCATACGCCAGAACAAGAAAGCCTGGATCAGAAAGATTAAAGAATGTAGTTTATGAAAATAGAGTAGCATCAGGAACATATCCCACTAATTATTGGACATGGAGAAACGGAAACTTTGGTCATGATATTCATATGCACATATCTTTTTCTAATAAAGGTGAAACTGATGCAATGAAGTTTGACATTCCAATCCTTATGGGTAAGGGTGGTCAATGGGATGGAGCAGTTCCATTCTTTGATATCCTTTTAAATGCATCCATTAATGGTGCAACAAGCACAGCAACTTGGAGACTTGCTTGCAGACTTTCAGAATTAGGATTCTTTGAAGGAGCAGTGCAGCCAGAAGGAAAGCAGGCATTCCCATCTAGGGCAATAAAGAACATGCAAGACTATATGGGATGGGACAGAACCACATACAATGCAAAGATTCATAAAACAATTTGGAAAGAACTAACGCTTTCACATCTAGAAGCCTGATGGTGATGATACTCACAGTTACTTTGTTTGACTAACAAACAAATTACTGATAAAATTGAGTATCACCCAAAAGGAGGTATTTATATGAAGACAATCACAAATTTGTTTTCTAGAATGTTTAAGTCTTATAACAATGAGATGACAAGCATTCATAGAGAGTGGGACAGACAGCGAGCAAGATCCATGTCCCCTGCTGAAACAGCAGAAATTGATGCAATCTTTTCAAGACATGCTTAATGCTTGACAGTCCCACCCTTAAGGTATATGCTTTAGGGGTGGGTTAGTCATTTCTAGAGTAAGGAGTTAAAAGTGTTAGATGCAAGAGGAATTCCAACAAGAGTGTGTCCGTGTTGTGGACACGATCTTTTCACAGTACAAGTTTCGTTCGATGAAGACTATGAGATTTGTGGATATCTTCTTAACTGTGAATGCGCCTATTGTCACACAAAACTAACCGCTCCAACCCCGCTAGACCTAATCATGGAGAGTTACTGATGCAAACATTAGGTGTGCTATAATGTTTGCATGAGAGAGATATCATTAACACAAGGAAAAACGGCATTAGTGGATGACGAAGACTACGAATATTTGATGCAATGGAACTGGCATGTAGCATCTAATAGATACGCATCTAGAGCAATTATGCTTCCCGATGGGAAAAAAACTAAAATTTCTATGCATAGGATAATAATGTCTTGTCCAGAATTTTATGAAATAGATCATATAAATAGAAATACTTTTGATAACAGGAAATCAAATTTAAGAATAGTTTCACGCAAACAAAATGCAGATAATAGAAAAAATCTTTTCAAAAATAATACTAGCGGTGCTAAAGGTGTGTGCTTTCATAATGGAAAGTGGCAAGCATCATATAGAAATAATGGACTATTGACGTATATTGGAAGATTCAATACAATAGAAGAAGCCAAAGAGGCATATGAGACTACAAAGTCTCACCTAACAAAGGAGTAAATCATCCAAACATTCGTGCCTTTTAACGATATGAAGTTGTCTGCTTTTGCTCTTGACAATCTTCGTTTAAATAAACAACTCTTGGAAGGACGACAGATCTATAATATTCTTGTCTCAGGTAAGCGCACAGGGGCTTGGGTAAATCACCCGGCAGTCAAGATGTGGCGTCATTACGACATGGCCCTTCTAGAATACCTGCGTGCAATCAAGGATGAGTGCGTTAGTCGCGGTATTCAGACTGAAAAAAACTGGAATGCCATCATGGAAATTGATAACCGTAATTGGAATCGCGGGAGTAATGTGGTTATGCCTCCATGGTGGAATGATGAGCGTGTACATGAATCACATCGTAATAATCTTTATATCAAAGATAGTGTTCATTATATGATCTTTGGTGATGCAAAACGTGTGACATGTTGTGATAGTTGTAATTATTTTTGGCCTACACACACTCTTTTTTACAATGCAGAACTGCTCAGCAATGCAGTATAATTAGGTA